AGACGGCGTACTCGACTCCGTGTCGGTCGGCGTCAACCCAACCGCGTTTACATACGACGATGACGGCACCATGATCGTCAGCAAAGCCGAGTGGCTAGAATTGTCATTAGTCCCCATTCCCGCGTTTGCAGGTGCTACTATCACAGACGTAGCCGCAAGCGCCACAACTCCCGACGACACAACCGAACCCACGCCAACCGTCGAGGAGACAACACAAGTGGACACCAACCCAATCGAAACAGTCGTCGAGGCCGCGGCAATTCCGACCGCACCACTTCCCGCACAGCCAAAACGCAAGTTTGACATGCCAACCGCAGCCGAATACTTAGCCGCATACCACATTGGCGGCGACACATTCGCAAACGTGCAAGCAGCCGCTCGCGAATTTGCATTGGCAAAACAAACAGCCTTGCAAGCAGCAGCTGGCGACGTACTCACCACCGACACACCCGGTTTGTTGCCGGTGCCAGTGTTGGGGCCAGTGTTTGACGATCTCAACTACATTCGTCCCGTTGTGTCAGCAATCGGCGCGCGCGCTATGCCAGACGGCGGATCACAAAAAACATTCATTCGCCCAACATGGACGACACACACAGACGTCGGCGCACAAACCCCGGAACTCAACCCGGTAACAGCGCGTACACCTGTTATTGCGTCAAACGTCGTAACTAAAACCACGCTGGCCGGACAGGTAACGCTCTCCGTTCAGGACGTCGATTTCACATCGCCGGGCGCTATGGACATCATTCTCCGCGATCTCGTTGGGCAATACATGTTGCAAAGCGACGCCGTTGCATGTAACGCAATCACCGCAGGTGGTACAGCTTCAGGTTCAACATGGACTGTTACCGCAAACGATCCGTCATCGCTCATCACGGCGTTGTACGACGCAGCGACCGACATTCTCGACGCGTCAAACTTCCTACCCGATCACATGTTTGTGTCAACCGATGTTTGGAAGCGTCTTGGTGGACAGTTGGACGGCGACAAGCGTCCAGTGTTCCCATACGTCGGCGCAGCAGGTCTCATGGGTGTTAACGCTATGGGCAACGGCGCAGTGACTTCGATGAACGTGTTCAACCCGTTCGGTCTTAATCTCGTTGTCGATCGTGCGTTCGCGGCAAACACAATGACAGTTGCACGAGGCTCGGCAATCGAGTTCTACGAGCAAGTACGCGGCATCATGTCGGTCGAAGTACCAAGCACACTTGGTCGCACATTCTCTTACTACGGTTACGTTGCGACGTTCATCGCTGACGGCGACCAAGTAAAAGAAATCACCGTCACCAACGCTTAACAACGAATAGGGGTTGCTATGGCGGTGTACACCGTTATTGCACATCAAAGGCTCGACGACTACGCCGTTGTACAAACGTTGACCGATACACCGATCGAACCTGGCCAGTCAATCACGCTGGCCGGGCTAGGTCACGGCCTAAACGGCCCACATACCGTATTGTTTTGCCCGCAATACCGTTTTACAGGTGTTGACTCCAACGGCGAATGGCTATACGACGTCACACAACCCGAACAAAACCAGTTACTGTTTTACGACGTCGGTGATGATCTTCAATGGTCGACCGCAGTACCGACCGGCACGTTGACATGGACACAAACGGTTACATGGACAACGCACACCGACATAGCGACCTATCTCGGGATTACTGTTGCGACCACCGCGGAAACCACGTTTTTAACGGCGTGCGCCGCAGCCGCCAACGAGTTTATTTATCGTCGGCGCATTGAGTCTGGATACCTACAAGACTCATTAACGACAGCACCAAGCAACGATGTCAAACTTGGCACGATCATGTACGGCGCAGCTCTTTACCGGCAACGCGGCTCAATCGACACATTCGCAGGGTTCGACGGAATGAGTACCGCACCGATCACCGGGCTATCACCGATGATTAAACAACTCGTCGGCATTGACCGCCCACAGGTCGCCTAATGTCGTGGCCCGACCTATTCAATGAAGGCATCGACGACCTAGCGACCACACTCGCGACGATTTCGGGGCTACGCGTCGTCACCAACCCCAAAGACATCAACCCGCCTTGTGTGTTCATCAACGCGCCGTCAATTGACGCATGGAACTACAACATTGCCCGCATGGAAGTCCCCGTTGACGTTGTCACGCTCGGCCCGGCATCGCTTGACGCCCTACGAGACATACTTGCGATTGTGGCAAAGCTGCTTGATAAAAACGTCGCGGTGACGTCAGCAACCCCGGCAGTCTTTGAGGTCGGCTCCCAAACGTATGCGTCGTATCGTGTTATCATCCCCATGCAGGTACAAACAGCATGAACGAATACGAGATCATTTCTGAACGGTGCGGCGAACCCGGTCAACCGTTTATTCCCAAACCTGGTGTCAACGTCGACGCGTTGATCCAATTTGGGTTTATCAAGCCAAAATCGAAAACCAAAAAAACAAAGGAAGTAGACGACAATGCCTAGTTCAACCTATTTGTCGAACCCGGTTGTCACCGTCAACTCGGTTTCGTTAACCGACCAATGCACCGCGGCGACTTTTAACCGTCGCTACGACCAGCTTGAAGCAACCGCATTTGGTGACACCGACCGCAAATTCACTAAGGGACTCGAAAACAACGAATTGACGTTGACGCTGTACATGTCGTATGCATCAAACGAGACCTACGCCACGCTTGCGGCACTAGTAGGGACACAGACAACGGTGCGCGTACAGCCCGCCGCGCCACCCGACTCGGCCACAAACCCCGGTTTTATTTTGACCGACTGTTTCCTCGCCGAACTCCCGGTCATTAACGCCACTATGGGCGAACTATCCACGATCGACATCACGTTTGTCGGCGGTGTCTACTCCGTCGACGTCACCCCATAAGGACACACAATGGCTACATCGACCTACCTCGCCGCGGCAACCGTCGTTATCAACACGACACTCGATCTATCCGATCAAGTGCAATCAGTGACGTTCACGCGACGTGTCGACCAATTGGAAAGCACCAGCATGGGCGACGCCGCCCGCCGTTTCGTATCGGGCCTTGGAAACAGCGAATGCACCGTAACGCTGTACCAGTCATACGCCACAAGCGAGACGTATGCGATCCTAAAAGATTTGGTCGGTACGACATGCACCCTCGTTGTCAAACCAACATCGGCGGCAGCATCATCTACTAACCCCGGTTTTACATTGACGGGTGCGTTTCTCGCCGAACTGCCAGTCATTAACGCGACTATGGGCGAATTGTCAACCATTGACGTCACGTTCACCGGCGGCGCATACACCGCTACCGTTTAACCACCCTGAACCCGGCGAAAGGCCCGACATGAAACTCACACTTCGCGTAGACACAGGCGAAGGCCCCTACGAAATCAACACCAACCTTGCGGTCATTGTCGCGTGGGAACGCAAATACCGACGCAAAGCAAGCGACCTCGCACAAGGCATCGGCATGGAAGATTTGGCATACCTTGCCTATGAAGCAAGCAAACGCAACGGGGTCGTCGTTCCAATCGAGTTCGACAAATTCATCGACAAACTCATCACTCTTGACGTTGTAAGCGAGGAACCCGAAAACCCTACCGATCCGGCACCTACCGACACCAACTAGCAGCTCTGTTAGTTGCTATCGGCTGGTGGCCGCATGAGATAGAATTCGACCACGACGACCTAGCAACGGTCGTAAAGATCATTAACGACAGGAACAAACGCCGATGACCGTCTCAACCCAAATCGAGGTAGCCGGACTAAAAGAAGCGTTACGGGAAATCAACCAAATCGACAAAAAAGCACGCCAACAAATCACCCGCGAATTCAAGTCGATTATGAAACCCGTCGTCAACGAGGCAAAACAAAACGTACCGAAAACACCACCAATCAGCGGTTGGGGTCGATCATGGAAAACCCCGTCTGGGTTCCAAATGCTGCCATGGGACGGCAACCCCGCCACAAAACTCGTTGACGTCAAAGTATCCGGCAAACGCCCCCGCGAATACCAAGGTCAAATACGCGATCTCGCGGTTCTTATCGTGCGGTGGCGTGGCGCAGTAAACACACTGTTTGACATGGCACGAGACTCCAAAACCCCGCAAGGCGCCAACATGATTGCCGGTCTTAATAGCCGTGTTGGTCGCGCTAGCCGTGTTATGTGGCCAGCGTATGAAGCAAAAGCAAACGAGGTCGAGGGCGCGTTACGCGACGAAATCGAAAAGGTTATGGCTATGGTCAACCGCAAAATAAATAAAGGCGCGCTCTAATGGCTGTACGCATACCGATTATTACCGATTTTGACGGCAAAGGCATAGAACGCGCCAAAAAAGAGTTTTCACAACTAGAAGGCATCGGCGCAAAAAGCGCGTACGCGATCCGCAAAGCATTTATACCCGCTACCGCCGTTGTAGCCGGACTAGCAAAAGTTGGGTTTGACGCCGTAGAAGCAGCTTTAGCAGATCAAGCAGCGCAAGAAAAATTAGAAGGCCAACTCAAACGAACCACCCGAGCAACGAAAACACAGATCACCGCCACCGGCGATTTTGTTGATCAACTAATGTTTGCCACAAATGTTGCAGACGACGAGTTACGCCCGGCATTGTCAACCCTTGCGACCGCTACAGGCGATCTCACCGACGCTCAAAAACTTCTAAGCCTTGCCGTTGACATTTCAACACAAACTGGCAAACCATTAGAGTCAGTTGCCGCAGCTCTCGGCCGTGCCTACAACGGGCAATACACTGCGCTACAAAAACTTGACCCGTCGTTGCGTGACCTAGTTAAGTCGGGTGCATCAGCCGATGAAGTATTCGGAAGCCTAAACAAAAAATTTGGTGGTGCCGCAGCCGATCAAGTCGGAACTACTACAGGCAAATTTGAAAATATGAAACTTCGCATGGACGAATTAAAAGAGTCAATAGGGCAAACACTCATACCGTTTGTTGAAGGTTTATTACCGTATTTACAAAAATTTGCAGATTGGGCAGAAGAAAACCCCGACAAATTTAAAACTATTGCGGCTGTAATTGGTCTTGTAGCCGGGTCGATTGTTGTGTTAAACGTGGCGTTAGCGGTCAACCCGATCGTGCTACTTGCTGGCGCAATCGTTGGCCTCGCAGCTGTTATGGCGTTGAACTGGCCAAAGGTCAAAAAGTTTTTTGAGGATTTCCGAGCAGAAATCGACAAAACACTCGGCCCGCTTGACGAACTGGTCGGCCTATTTTTTGAGGGCTTCGGCCAAGCACTCGGTATCGGTGACAGCATTTTTCAAGGTTCCGACCCACGGTTTAACGATCCACGCAACCGACCAAAACGCAAAATGGCTACTGGCGGCCTCGTGATGACCCCAACGAGCGCAATTGTGGGTGAGGCAGGGCCAGAGTTAGTGATCCCGCTTGACCGTCTTGGCGACATGGGCGGCGGCAACAATGTTGTGATTAACGTGAACGGCGGCGACCCGAACGCTGTCGTCGACGCGCTACGCACCTACATGCGGCAAAACGGATCAGTACCAATTAGGGTTAGCAACCTGTACTAGCCATGCCAACCGCAAACTACGAGTTCCAGTATTACAGTCAAAGCCTCGCCGCATGGGTTGACGTTGACAACATGCTCGACTACGACGTCAAAATTGGTCGCGATTTCCAGCTAGACACATACCGCGCTGACACTTGCCGAGTCACATTTTGGCTTACAACCGGTGTGTCATTTGCTGGCCCGCAGTACACAGTCAAACCCGGTATGCCAATACGGATTATCGACAAAACCCGCAAAGTAATTTTATTTTCTGGTATTACCCGCGATACACAGGTTGATTACGGCATGCCGTATAACTCGGTGACCGATGTTGGCAATGCTGACCGGTTCACGGTGTACGGCGAAGGTGCGTTAGCCGTGTTTGGGCGTATGTCAGGCGACGGTTATGTCATGGCCGCGGATACGTTGAACGATCAAATTGACACCGCAGAAACACAGTCGGGGGGCACGATTATTGCGCCGTATGATGCCGCCAGTATTTCAATGGGTGGCACAACGGTTAGCGGTACTTGGGGTGATTGGGTGACGCGTGTTGTGTTGACGTTGAATGACCGTATTCGCCAGTTAGAAGATGAGATCGAGATTGTTTCTAAATACGATTTAGAACCGTTGTCGATGTCGTTTGCAACAGTGGACGGCCCGCTATTTCAACGGTATGACCGCATCGAATACGAAAGTTTGGCTGATAACTATTACACGCAGGTCATTGTGCAACCCGAGGGGTTAGGTGAAGCGGTCGCAGAGTTAGGGTCGAAACCGTTTAGGACATACACGGTGAACACGGTCAACGCGTCGGTGGCACAGGCCGAGGATTACGCTGATTATTTGCTGGCCAACTATTCGAGTTTGGCGGCAGGGTTATCTATGATCGGCGCCCGGTCAAGTAATCAGGGCACTAATTTTTATTTGGACAACATGGGCGAGG